TCCAAGAGATTCAACCCGACGGCACAGGCGTTACGACTTTGATCCTTGAAACCTCTACCGATCTGGATGCGCCATGACATTCGAGAGCAGTTTTGATCGTGCATCGATGTTTTCGCCCTCGGATTGGGGTCGAAAAGCCGTTTATAGAAACAAGGGCAAGCAGTTTACGATCAGCGGCATCTTCGACAGTAACTATCAGTTAGTCGATGTCGCAGAGGTAGGGTTCAGCAGTAGCACACCGATCTTCACGATCCCGACTGCTTCGCTGCCTTGCAAGCCTGTTGTCGGTGACTTGCTCTTTATCGACTGCGATCAATACACCGTTCGCAACTTTAAGGCAGACGGTACAGGCGTGACTGTTCTCGTTCTCGAGTTTGCCACCAAACTCGAAATCGCAGAGGAAAATAACCTCTTGCTACAAGACGGCACGAATATGCTGCAAGAGAGCGGCGGCTTCATCCTACTCGAAACAGGTAATCCGTAATGGCTCACGCACGAAAGCAGATTAGAGATGAGGTCGTTACGATCCTGACTAACGCACAGGTCGCAGATACGATCTCAAAGTCTCGTGTATACCCGATCCCTGCGAACACAGTTTCCATGGCTTTGGTGTATACGAACACAGATTCCGTATCGCAGACAACGCTCACTTATCCGCGCAAATTTGACCGCGAGATGATGCTTATCGTCGAGTGCGTAGCGCGTGACTCTGATTATCTTGATGACCGACTCGACCGACTATGCGAGGCGGTTGAAAATGCTATCGGAGCGGATAACACGCTCGGCAGCGTTGTGAAGGACTGTATCCTAATGGATACACAAATCACGCTCGACTTTAGCGGCGATGCGCCGATAGGGTCAGCGAGAATGCAGTTCCGAGTGTCATACCGGACTGCGGAGACTGACGCAGGAACTATCATTTCGTAAGGAGATTATAAACATGGCAAATCATCATGGCTCGGAAGGACTGGTGCGAGTTGGCGCGAATACGGTTGCTGAAGTAACCGGATTCTCTTTCACGGTGAACGCTGAATACGCTGAAGATACGACTCTCTCGGATACGGCAAAAACCTATAACGTCACCGCGATTACTTCGTGGAGCGGCTCTATCACGGCGTTTTTCGATGAGACGGATACCTCTGGTCAGGTTGCTCTCGCGCCGGGTGCTAACGTCGCACTTGTTCTCGCACCGGAAGGTGTAACTGGCGACGATACGCGCTACACCGGCAATGCTCTCGTCACGGAAATTACCCGTAACGTGCAGCGCGGCGCGATCACCGAGATCACATTTAACTTCATTGGTAACGGCACGCTTTCAACAGTCACTTCTTAATAGCGAGGTTTTATGAATTGGAAAGAACAGGCGAAGGCGCAATTCGCGGAGCGAAGAACTCCAGAGACGCTTATTGCGATCCCTGTATCGGCTTGGAATACCACCGTTTATTACTGGTCGAATATGACCTTGGCAGAGCGGCGTGAAATCTTCATGCTTGCAAAGCAAAGAGGTGATGAGACTATCCTTGACCTAGAGGCTATGGCGATCACTCTGATCGTTCGCGCTAGGGATAAGGAAGGCAAGCGACTCTTTGCCAAGGCAGAGCGTATAGAGTTAATGAACGAATACGATCCAGAGACTATTACCGAAATCGTATCGACGATGAACTCTGGTATACCAACTGTTGAGGATGCAGAAAAAAACTGATCAAGGACGGGCATCTACGGGCGATATACGCTCTCGCGCTACGGTTGCACGTTCTACCAGATCAGATTTTTCAGATGACAGAGAGCGACTTTTATCACCTTCTTGCTGCTTGTAAATTAGAAGCAGAAGATCAGGAGCGAGCATGGCGCAAGCACAAGTAATTATTAGTGCAGTTGATCGCACTCAAGTTGCAATCAATTCCGCTTTGCGTGGCATGAGATCCATTGATAGAACGGCAAAAACAATTACAAGATCAATGAATCTTGCTTTTGCTGTTTTGAGCGGAACAGCCTTTACTGCATCATTTAATAAAATAGCAGAAGCAACTGCAAAAACATCAAAAGGTGCAGAGCAGTTTACTGGAGAATTGCAGCGCATGAAAACTGGATTTGCGGCATTAACGGCTGCAAAGTCTGGTGTTCCTGCTGCTACAGATGCAATGGTTAAACTAAATGAAACATTACGCGATCCTCAACTTATTGCTGCTGCTGATGCTATTACATCTGCACTTCTTATCGGATTCACCAAAGCAGCAAATAAAGTTTTAGAACTTGGCAAAAACATTAGACAAGCATTAGTTGTTACAGGTGCGGCTACGGCAGTTACTCCAGAAGAAAAAATATCTGTTTTAGAAGAAGAATTAAGAGGATTAATTGGTGGTGGCGGTATATCTATGGGGATGCGTAATGCAAGGTTAGGAGAATTAACTGAAGCAGAAAAAAAGCGAGTAAAAGAAATTAGAGATCAAATAAACGCCTTACAACTTGATAGATTGACTGAAGTTCAAATTGAATCTCGTAAAGTTCAAACCCCCGGAACTGATTTGAATGCTTACTTTAACAAAGTATTGCCAGAAATAATAATTCAATCTAGTAAGAAAACAGCAACTGCGATGGAGAAGTTATATAGCGATTTGAGATCAAAAATTATGACCGCTACTGAAAAAGAATTACAAGAATATGCAGAATTTGAGGCTGCTCTCTTAGGTCTTGAATATGATCCTGTTGAAGTGGAGCGGAGACTCGCCGAAAGATTCTTAACTGGAGTAGAAGTAACTGGGAAAAAAGTAAAAGAAGTTGAAACAGTTATGACTCAGTTCGCTGCAACCGCAGCACAAAATATGCAAAATGCTTTTGCTCAATTTCTTTTCGATCCGTTTGAAGATGGATTAAAGGGAATGCTTGCTAATTTCGTAAATATGCTTCGGCAGATGGTTGCTCAGATTATCGCGCAACAAATCCTGCTCGTTTTCTTCCGATGGCTTGGTGGCAGCGACATATCATGGCTGGCTAACTTTTCAAAAGCCGCAGCCGGTTCGATAGAAAACAAGGCTATTGGTGGCCCTGTCTCGCAAGGCACGCCATACATTGTCGGAGAGCGTGGGCCGGAGTTGTTCGTACCTAACTCAAGTGGCTCTATTGTCCCGAATAACCGTATGGGAGGGATGACCGTGGCACCCGTGTATAACATCGATGCGCGCGGCGCAACGGCAGACCTTCAGCAAGCACTTCCCGGGATTCTCAAAGAGAACAATCGTAGAATCTTCGACGAACTTGATCGTCGTTATGGGATAGGCCGATGACCGACTACGTTTTACCACCTGACCTCGTCGCCTCGTCCGTAGAGTGGACGCTGCTAGATAACACGGCAGTCTTTGTGTCCCCGCTTTCCGGTGCTACCCGTACCGTCTCCCGTCCCGGGCTGCGATGGGGCGTTAGAGCGATCTACAGGGCCGTATCAGGGCAGAAACGCCGACGGCTTCTCTCTCTCCTTGCTGCCCTCCGTGGTCGTACTAATCGCGTCTATTTCACCGATCCATCCTATACGCTTGCTGGTTCGCTCGCCTGTCCAGAGTTGCTCTCGAACAATGCTGCAACTGTTAACACGACAGGGTGGACTTCTTCTGATGGAGAGTTAAATATTTCTGCGGATAGTCATTTTGGACTTCGCCTTTTTAGGGGTGGAGTCACCGCAGATCGATACGTCTATCAGTCTGCTGCTACGACCGTTACTTCTGCTCCCTATGCCGTCCGTATGCTGCTCTATGCCGGTCGAGGAAATGCTAGAGCCTCGATGGAAGCGGGTACAACTCAAGGTGCGACCGACGTACTCAACGGGGCAATCCGCACGGCTGACGGTTACTACGTCGATAGTTTTGCCGCCTCCGGCACCTCGACACATTTCTCATTCCACGATTACATTTCGGGTCGTTCGGCGGGTAACTTCCAGTTTCTTTCGTGGGTATCCGCAGCCCGTTGCATCCTCGTCAACGGCGCATCGCAAACAGGCAACAAACTGATCGTTGACGGTCTGCCGACCTCGACATTAGGCGTAGCGCGTGCCGGTGATCTATTCGAGATTAACGGCGAACTCAAACGATTGACTGCCGATCTTAACTCCGACGGCTCGGGTAATGGCTACATGATCTTCGAGCCATCGTTACGCACCGCTCCCGCTGACAATGCTCCGGTTATTTTCCGCTCCTCAATGGGTAGGTTTATGCTCGGCTCCGATTCGACAAGTTGGGACACTCGCCCGGGCATCATCTCTGACATTGAAATTAGCCTAATCGAAGACATCACATGACACGGTTTGTATCCAATACCAATGAAACAGAATCCGCTAAATCTTCAATCGTTGCTGTCGTTCTTGCTGATCTCGATTTTTCGTCTGGCGTGGTTCGTATCCATGATGGTGCTGGCACTTTGGCTTTTGGTGGTAATAATTACCTTGGAGTGGGACAGTTCGGCGGAGTAGACGTTATCGATGAAAACGTCGATATTGTTGCTCGCGGGGTCAAACTTACTCTGTCCGGCGTAGATACGACATTCATCACTCCGACGATGAATGAGGTCTACCAGAATCGACCTGTTGTGATTTATCTAGGCTTTGTCAATCAAACAACCGGCGTGTTGCTCGACACTCCCGAAACTATTTGGGAAGGTCGTATGAATCAAATGACGATCAACCTAGATAAAGGGCAAGCAGTCATTGAACTGTCTTGCGAGCATCGCCTACGGCGCGAACCTCGAGTTGCTCGATATACCAATCAGGATCAGCAAGTCATCTATGCCGGTGATCGATTCTTCGATCTAACGCATACGATTCAAGGTTTCGTTGGCAGATGGGGGTCGAGAGATACCGGCTACGGATCGAACGTCCCTTATACCGGCCCCAACATCCCACAGGTAGAGCGATGATCCGTCGAGAAGATTGGCTAGATCAGATGTGGTCTACGATAGAAGCGCATAAAGATCAGCCCTTTGCATGGGGAGACAACGACTGCTGTTCATTCTCCGCAAAGGTTGTCGACGCGATGTGCGGCTCTAACTTTGCCGAGCGACTTTCCGAAAAGTATAGCGACGAAGATTCCGCTATCCGATACATCGTTGAAGAAGGCGGCATGGGAAAAGCCATCTCCGGCTATCTCGG